CGCTACAGTTAAGAAGAAAGAAGAGTATCCTAATATACATGAAATTCACTCCCTACTACACGACTAGCAGGAGCCCACTACATGGTGGGCGTCTTCGGTGGTAACCAGCCACTCTCGTATCCGTTAAAGTGTTTTTCCTAATTTTTATAGTGTTTAAATTTTTCCTATCAATCAAAATTTTTATAGTTTCAATATTATAAGGTAGGGTTAATGTACCTAAGTAAGTTGTCAAGAAGTTTCGGCGACAGTTGTTGGGCAATATTGGATTACATACGCATTCACTTGCAACGACGCAGCAGAACTACCTGTGGTTCTGTAGTAGATGGTTCCGCTTCCAAACCCATCAATTGCGCCGTTAAGCGTAGTATAAGCATACAACGTGCTACCATTCACCACAAGATAAAACACAAGACCATCGACTAGGCCGAGAGATACTGTGTTATTATTGTATGTGGAAAGGGTAGATGGTGTCGTCACTGTAGAATTCCATGCGTTGGCCGCTGTGGTACCCGTTGCCAGGGTACTTTCATCCAGGTTGAGATAACATTTCCAAACAGTGCCGTTGGCGGAACCGGTGATTGCTGCATTAGTTAATGCAACAGCATTGCCAGCGGTCGGGGTAGTGGATGAATCAGCAAGCACAAACGATGCGCCAGGCCCAGTCGAGACTGGAAACAAAGCAGAATGTGGAGCAAACATAGTTGTTTTAAATTCGAGATCATAATCAATTAGCAAGTACCCCGCTGTGTCCGTCACCCCACTCAACGTGTAGGCTTGGACCTCACCAAAGATGTGTTCAGCCACATCCGGCGATATGAGCGGGTCGATCAATCGAAAAGTTGAGTCACATGGAATCTCCAAAGTATGGTTTTGCCACAATGGGCCCATAAGAGCATCTCCACGTGTCATAACCCGTGGCAGAAAAGTGGCACTAGCCCCATTTTCCGCTGGTTCTGTGACCTGCGACGCATACACCAAGGCGATCTCCCCAGTAACTGATGTCGGCTGACGCGTCACGAAATGAATCGCAATACGTCTAAACCGATATCTCTGGTAAGCTCGCGCAAATTGCCCCATAGCACTAGCTGGATAGTACGCTGGATGGAGCGGTGCCGCCGCACTCAACTGGAAGCTACTATTGTTTGTTTCGTACACCTGACACAAAAACTCACGATGCCTCAACATAACACCATCTGGTGTGGGCATCGTGGTGGGTTGTGTCGAAGTAACAGTCGTTCCAATGCTGACTGGTGGTGTAGCAATAGACATGCTTGGTTTAATTGGTGGCAAATACCGGGACTTCTGCTTCAAATTCATTGGTGGTCCTCGGTTTTGCAACTTTGCAAAATCAGCCTTTATACGGCTGATGTTCGCCTTTTCCTTCTTGGTCAATGGTGCCAGAACAGGTTTCGGTCCCTTTCTGGTCATATTAGTTGTTGTCGGTAATCTCTGGTTTGGTTGTAAGGTGGTTGTGGTTTGTAGATTATCATCGGACCCTCGCCCGTAGCGTTGTATCAATCCGGCGTGTCTGGCCAGGCCCTGAAGCCCAACCGCTGCTCCGGCGACCCATCGCTTTGGGTTGATGCTGGTGAGGTTTGCTGATGCGAACGCGATATCTGCTGACGCAAGGTCGCCACCAGTCGCATAGACAGCGTCGTGCGTTTTGCACGTACTATCAAACAAGTCGGTAGCAGGAACATTGCTATTAACAGAACTTTGGTATGCACCGGCAGACCACCCTGGTCCGCAGTAGTTGCCATGATAAGCTATAGACATTGATATAGTAGTGGTTCGTCGATTATATCAGTGGGAGCATAATCGAATTTCCACCTATCATAGTACTCCTCAGCGGCAACCTGCTCATCAGGTGTAATGCCCCAAGCCAAGTACACGTCATAGCGTGCTTTGTCAGTGATTTGTTCAGACCTTTCCTCCAGTCCAACAGCCAGCATCCGCATGCCGGACTGCATCTGAACTGCATTGCCCACCCTACCGTGGTCATCAATGCCTTCACGCACATAGGCCCTGTAGAAGTTCTGCATCATGGGCACACCACGACACAGAGCTAGTCCACAAGTGCCAACACTAAACATCCACTTCCGAAGTCCGACCTCATCGCGCACTGGCAACGTGCACAATGTGTCCTTGGTGAGCGCTGTGGTGATGTTACGCACCATAGTCCACCCTTCGGCCACTTCGATTGGTTTCATCTGACAAAACTCGACCTTCTGGAAATCTTCCACAGGATCTTCAACAGTCATACGAAACCCTAAGTCCAAGAA